GTCCACTGTGGATTTTTTATTTTATTTTTTGTTCAAGTTGATTATACAATCTACCAAAATTATTAAAGGAGTGATTTAATGGCTGATATGATTATTGCCAACCCCGGTCTTGCACAATCTGATAAAGGCAAAGACCGCTTAGGTTTATTTCTGAAAATGTTTACCGGTGAAGTTCTCACCGCTTTCTCTCAATCCACTATTACCGGTGGTCGCTTCTCTGAGCGTACTATTGAACATGGTAAGTCTGCTATCTTCCCGATTGTAGGTCGAGCAAAAGCTAAATACCTGAAAGCAGGTAAGAACTTGGATGACCTGCGTACTCCCATTGAACACAATGAGCGTACTATCGTGCTGGATGGTCTGCTGACCTCTGACTGCATGATTTTTGATTTGGATGAAGCTATGAACCACTTTGAGCTGCGTTCTAAGTATTCCAAGGAAATGGGTGAAGCATTGGCTGTTGCGCAGGACTGTGCAATCTTGGCTGAAGTAGCTAAGATGATTGTGGAAGACAAAGAGAACCTGCCTACCAATGCTACTACTGGCGTCAAAGGCACTGGCAAGGGTCTGATTGTCACCGAGACTGTGGCAACTGCTGACTATGGCGAAACTGAAGCTATGGGTGTAGCTATCTTTAAGGAACTGCTGAAAATCAAGACCAAAATGTCTGAGAACAATGTTCCGCTGGCAGGTCGCAACTGCTACATCAAACCGATGGCACTTAACGCACTCATCGCCAACAAAGACATCATCAACAAACTGTATGGTGCTTCTATGACCATTGAGGGTAACAACCCTCCGAAACTGATTGGTTTCGATTTGATTGAAGCTCCTCTGCTGACTGAGGGTGGCGTAGATAATGAGAATGTTATGCAGGGTGATGGTCATGTGTTCCCTACTACTTACAAAGACACCTGCCAATTCATTGTGGCACATCCGTCTTCTGCTGGTATCTTGACCCTCAAAGGTCTTGGTATGGAGCATGCTCGCCGTCCTGAATATCAGGCAGACCAAATTATTGCTAAATATGCAAAAGGTTTTGGTGGTCTGCGCCCTGAAGCTGCCTTCATGGGTGTTGTAACTAAGGCTTAATTTAAACTACTAACCCTAGGGGATGGCATATGCTGTCCCCTATTTTTTCTAAAAATGAAAGGAGATACCAATGCAACTAACAGCATTAACTGAACTTGATGCAGTCAATAGTATCATTGGTACTATTGGTGAAGCTCCTATTAACAGTCTTGAAGAACTGACAGATGTGGATGCTATCAATGCCCTACGTATCCTGCGGAATATCAGCAGACAAGAGCAGTCCCGAGGATGGACTTTTAACAAAACACCCCACTTCACCCTTAACCCGGATGTAGACACAAAGAAGATTCCATGGAACAGTAACTACTTGTATCTTAAGGATAACCATGGTGTTAAGCTTGTCAGACAAGGTGACTATGTAAAAGACCTGTTCAAAGACACCCTAATCTTTGAACACCCTCTTGATGTAGAGATGGTGCTTTATCTTGACTTTGAAAACTTACCGGAGCAGATGAGAAACTACATCTTAGCTAAGGCATGTTTTGTCTTCCAAAGCTCCTACTTTGGTGATGATAGTCTGACCAAGATTACCCAGCAGGAGATTGCTGAAGCATGGCAGCATCTGATGGAGTTTGAGGTAGACAATAATAACTTTTCTATGCTGGAGCATACCTATGTTCATAAGCTGAGATTGAGGTGAGATTATGGGATTGATTAACCAAGACATAAAGAACCTTGTTAGTGGTGTGTCCCAACAACCCCCTATCCTCAGACACCCTGAACAGCTAGAGGAACAGTTGAATGGGTTGTCTACTGAAGCAAGTGGCTTACAGAAGCGTCCCCCTACTATCTTTGAAGCTAATTTAGGTAAGAGAGGAAATGCTATCAATAAACCTTTGATACATTTTATAGATAGAGATACTGATGAAAAGTATATTGTTATCTTCACAGGTGCAGGTGTTGATGTCTTTGACCTACAGGGTAATAAGAAGACTGTGAATATAAACGAAGATGCTTCGTATCTTTATACACAAAGTCCCCGAAGTAATATTAAAGCTATTACTATTGCAGATTACACCTTTATAGCTAATACAATGCAGAAGACCAAAATGACTGATGTTATTGAAGATAAGTCATGGGATACACAAGGTCTACTAGTTAACATTAAGAGTGGTCAATATGGCAGAACCTATAAGATTGTCATTAATGGTGAAACTGTTTCAAGCTATGAAACCCCTGATGGTAGTGATAAATCTCATACTAAGCTTATAGCTACTGATTACATTGCTGAGAAATTAGCTACTATTCTAAAAGAAGCAGGTTATGTGGTAGCTACAGGTTCTTCATGGTTATACATTCAAAAGAGTGCATATAAAACAGCTACAGGTGAAGAGATATTGTTGTCTCCCTCCACCTCTCCTAAGCAGCAAGAGGATAGATTTAAAGGCTTGTCTTTTATAGGGCATTATCATTATTGGAGAGCTTTCCCTACTACAGTTACTAGAAATGTGGATACTATCACCTTAAAATTCCCTACAGAAGAGAATATACGTGCTAATGCTCATGAATCTTTTGCATCTGATTACGCTGCTTATCAAAAGATGATGGAAGAAGTGAACAGGTGTAAGGAAGACAAATGGGCAGTTACACATGAAGTTATTACACAAGGAGCACAAGGTTTAGATATGACAGGTACAATGAATGTCTACACCTTTACTTATACTACTTCTACAGAAGTGCCTTCAGGTAATAAGGCTTACTCCCTTATCACTTCTGCTGAAGTCTTTGATGGTTATAACAATCAGGCTGCCTTTGGTATCCTTAAGTCTGTGCAGAAGTTCACAAACCTTCCTGCTACTGCCCCTGATGGTTACCTTGTAAAGATTGTAGGTGAAGAAGGTAGCAACACTGATGATTACTATGTCAAGTACAGTGCAGAAGAAAAGGTGTGGAAAGAGTGTGCTCGCCCTAACCTGAAGAATCACTTTGATACCTCTACTCTCCCTCATGTTCTTGTACGTGAAGCTGATGGTACTTTTACCTTCCGTAGGGCAGAATGGGAATCTAGGGATATTGGTGATGAAGACAGCAACCCTCTCCCCTCTTTCATAGGGCAGACAATAAATGATGTCTTCTATCACAGAAACCGCTTAGGCTTCTTAAGTGATGAAAATGTTATCCTCACTAGGAGTGCTAACTTCTTCAACTTTTGGATGACAAGTGCCACCAAGGTACAGGATACAGACCCTATCGACTTAGCAGTCTCTGATAATACCATTAGCACCCTCTACAATGCCGTCACCTTTGATACAGACCTTATTCTGTTCAGCCGTGAGGCACAATTCATGCTCTCTGCTGATGGTATCTTGACACCTACGAGTGCTAATCTGTCCCCGGCTGTCACCCATTACGAAGCTAGTCTTAAAGCTAAGCCTGTCAATGCAGGTCGCAATGTCTACTTTGTGGCGGAAAGAGCTAAATATACTACTGTGCGTGAGTTCTTCACAGCAGCAGACAACACAGATGCTAAGGATGTTCAAGACATAACATCTCATGTTCCTAACTATATTCCTAATGGTGTCTATAAAATCATTCCCTCTACTGTTGAGAATGTCATGCTCTATCTTACCGAAGGTGACGAGACTGCTATTTATGTCTATAAGTACCTCTTCATTGATAGTCAGCGTGTACAGGCAGCATGGTCTAAATGGGATGTGCAAGGTGTTGTCTATGGTGGTCAATTTATTGACAGCTATCTCTATCTGATAGTAGAACGCAATGGTTGCTACTGTTTGGAGAAAATCTCCTTCACCCTTAACACTACTGATTTTGATGGTGAAGCTTATCGTACCCTGCTGGATTGCAAGCATACCTATCGGATTCCTGCTGATTGCTATGATTCACTTAATGATGAAACTACAGTGAGTGTAAGTGACATCTTTGGCAATATATATGAGCAGGATAAACAATATAGTGCTGTTGCTTCTGATGGTACATATGCTAAGGCTAAAGAAGGTAAGCTGGTCTTTATTGGTGACTATTCTAACCAAGTATTGACTGTGGGTATCAATTATAATTTTAAGATTGTTATGTCAACTATTATGGTTAAGCAGTCTGACAACGGCAGCACTCAGGCTCTTATTGAGGGCAGATTGCAACTGCGTCAGATGTGGTTTAACTATGCTGACAGCGGATACTTCAAAGTAACTGTGGATATTAAAGACAAACACGCCTATGTCTATGAATATACCTCTAGGCTCTTAGGTACTCGTTTTAATATCTTAGGTGCAATGCCCTTTACCACAGGCTCTTTTAAGTTCCCTATCCAAGCCAAAAACGATAACGTAAACATTTGTTTAGAAACAGACACTCCGCTTCCTGTATCTCTTGTAGGTGCTGGTTGGATTGGTAATTACCAAAGGAGGACGAGACTATTTTAAAAGTATCTAAATTAAACATTGTTCAGCTCTGTGACTTTAGAGAAAACATGCGTGATGAAGACAGGCTAGAATGGTATTATGCCTCAGGTACATCCTTTGGTCTCACTGAAGTGCAGGAGCTATTCAATGCTTTGTGTCTTTATGATGATGAGACGCACAGGGTTTATGCCATTGGTGGTCTAGAAGATTCTTCCTTGATATGGGTTGTTTGCACTAAAGAGGTAGATGTGCACCCTATTAAGTTCCTGCGCTTCTGTAAGCCTTTCTTGAAGCAATGGATGGAAACACGCTCTGCTGTTTATAATTATGTGTGGCTCAGAAACGAGCGACATGTGCAATGGCTTAAATGGCTAGGAGCTGAATTTGGTGAATATAAATATATCAATGGAGAGCCTTTTCAGAAATTTACATTATACAAGGTAAAGGAGTGATGTCTTATGTGCAGTCCTATGGTGGCTGCTGGTATCAGTACAGGCTTGCAAGTAGCAGGTGACTACATGGGACAACGTGCGCAAGCTAAGGCAGCACAGGCTACCATGAACGCACAGGCTAAGGCAGCTATTACTGAAATGAATTGGAATATCATGGACTTAGAACAGCAACGTACAGATGCCTTTGACCAAGCTGTTGTAGAGATTAGCAACACTAGGTTGAACTCTATGCAGCTCAATAGTGGCGTAAAAGCTGCTGTAAATGAGACCATGAGCGGACGTACAGCTAACCTCATTGTACGTGCTGCCGAAGGTGATACCGCTCGTGCTGTGTCCTCTATCCAAGACAACTATAAACGGAAATCTAATGAGGTTGACCTGAATCGTGAGCGTCAGGTAAAATCTACTCACGAATTTTTAGAGAACCTTAATGCTTCTGCGCCTAAGATGCCCAGCAGATTCACTAACTTGTTGTCTTCTGCTGCCACAGGTTTGAATAATTATACACAAGCTAAGAATATTATGAATCAGCAGAAGATTACAGGTGGCATTAGAAAGACAGCCAAGACTGCTACTAAGACATGGGTAGGCAACGCTCCACGTAGCGTCCATGAGAAGCTAGGTATTGGCAATGGTATTTACAGGAGGTAAGAAGATTGAGTAAAGAAGTACAGGCAGCGGTAGGTACTCAACGGCAATTTGCAAAACAACCGGAGATTCCCTATGCGCTGTCCTTAAATAAAATCAGTGCATCTGCAGGCATCTCACAACGTACAGATTTAGATGCGCAACGCTTAGCATCATCTTTAGGTCTCCTTGGTAAGAGTATCATGGAGGAGCGTATTGCGGATGAGAAGCGCACCCAAGACCAAGCAGTATTGGTCAATGCAGACAAACTCCTTGCAGGTAAGACACAAGAAGACCTGAAGAAGTTTGACCGCATGGCAGCTTTGCAGAACTCTAGTGATGAATTTGACTTGACAGATAACCGCTATGCTATGGCTGTTCTTGAAAAAGGTATTGGTAAAATGGCAAGCCAATATGCCAAAGAGCAATGGATGAATGACCCTGCATCTGAAAAGCCTAAGAGTGTTTCTGAAGCTGTTAGTCTTTTCAATAAATATCTGCAGGAGAACAGAGCTAACTTTAGTGACGATGGTATCTCCAATAAAGTAGCCTTTGACCAAGGCTATTATGAGGGGGCTGTTCAAGACACAATAAAAATAGCAAATGAAGCTGACAAGAGAATCAATGATGATAAGCGTCAGAAGATGGTCATGTTAGGTTCTAGTGAGTTTCAAGACCTTGTGTATAGTGGAGCTAAGGGTGAAGATTTTCTCACTCGTGGTAATGAAGCGTTACGCAAGGTGCAGTTAGGTACTAGGGATAGAGATGGTTTCATTAAAGCTGTTGCCCCTCTTGCTCAGATGATTGCTGACCAAGATTTTGATACGGCAAGATTGGATGCCTTAGGTGACTATCAGTACGAAGATGGTTTGTCTTTGAAACAGATGGTTAACCTCTATCCTTCCTATACCAAGATTGCAGATAATTTTAATCTGAGAGTTACTGATGATATTGTGTCTAAGTGTACACGCCCTGATGGTACTATTGACCTTTCAAAAGCTGAAGCATTATTGTCTAAGTTACCTGCAGAAACTACAAATGCTGATGGTATTCCTGAAGCTAACCTGCCTATCTCGCAGGGAGACAACCCCGACTTAACAGACCTGTCCCCCACTATGAAAAGTGTATTACCTATGGTTGGGGGTGCTATCTATCAGTTAGGGTTTAAGGATGCACAGATTACTAGCGGTTACCGCACAGCAGAGCATAATGCATCTGTGGGTGGCGTACCAAACTCAGAGCATACTAAAGGTAATGCTGTGGATATTTATTTAGGTGATAATGTGGATGAAGCACAGGCGAATAAAGCATTGTCTTATTTTAAGCAGTATTTTGGTGAGGTCTTATTCCATGATGCTGGCACAGGCAGACATCTGCATCTTGCGGATTACCATGGTGGTATGAAAGCTGCTAATCCTAAAGAGCAATCTGCTGCTGCCTATAACCCCCAGCGTGTCAATAGGATACGTCAGGCTATATATGCTAAACAGGCACAGGCTCAGCGTGTTAAGGCTCAACGAGATGCAGATGAAAGAGACAGAATCAATATGGCTCTTTTACAAACCAATGACCCAAGTGAGCAGATGCAGATTATCAATAACTCTAATTTACCGGAGGCAACTAAGGCTACTATGATTCGTACTATCACACGCCAAGCACAACAGTCAGCTAAAGGCTATGGTAATGATGCAGAAGCTAAACATTTTTGGGCATATGAAAATGGCTATCAATATATTAAAGATACTCAGACATATGCTGAATGGTATAAAGCTTATCAAGACCCTGATGTTGATGGTGATTCTGATGAATACAAGGCTTTGCAAAAGAGAGCCAATAGAGCTACAGCAAGACTTAATGCCTTGCTAGAGTTTAAAAAGAAACGTGGGTATATCCCTAGTGAGCAGGAGACATCGCAGTCTAATGAACCCCCTAATGATACTCCGGTGTTTTCCCAAAAAGACAAGGATATTGCTGAGATGAAGATATGGGCAAATAGTAACCCCAAAAATTCTGCTGGCATACCTTTAGATGAAGACCAAATTCGTGATGCTATTGATAAGTTTGCTATACGTAATGGTCTTGATGTGAATGATATTGAGGAGGAGGTCTTTGGTTCATAATGAGTATTATTGATGATTTAAATAAACTTGGTGATGAATCATATGGTGATTTACAAGCCAAAGGGCAAGAACAGCTCCAAAAGGTACAGCACCAAGGCTATAATCCTTTTGATGATTTTGGTGAAGCAGTTACCGAATGGATTGCAGACATAAATAAATCAGGTCAGAAGCTTGCTGTGGCTGCTGGTGAAGCCTATAAAACAGGTAATTTTGATGCTATTGATGATATGTCTTTACCTGACGTTGATGCACCTTCCCCCTCTCCTGCTCAGGAAAAGGTTGCTATTGCTTTACAGGATGCTGTGGATGATGCTCGTTACACTGCTACTAAAGACCCTCTCACTCTCATAGGTGATGTGGCAGGTGCTGCTAACCCTTGGATTCCTTTGGCTGTTCAAGTACCTATTATGGTACATGAGATGCAGAAAGCACAGGAGATTGAAAATGCCCCTGAGATGTCTGACCAAGCCAAAGCATCCCTACTCCCTATGTTGGCAGGTACTGTGGCAGCTTCTATGACACATGGCGTGGGTGGTCTTTTATCTAAGGCTGCCCCTAAAGTCTCTAAGGTTATGACTACCCCTTTTGTGGGTAGCGGTATTGCAGCAGGTACAGTTCTTGCTATGGATGAGAATGTACGTAATTACGCAGCAGAGCATCCTGCTCGTTTTGCTGTCATCCAATTTTTGACCGATACTGCTATTGGTGCTAAAAAGCTTGCCAAAGCTGATTGGTCTGCCAAGACAAACCCTGTCACAGATGCAGAGATTGTGTCTGAAAAGACAAACCCTGCTACTGAGGTTATGACTGATAAGACTAAGGTTGATGAGACAAACAAAAAGTTAGGTTCTCCTACTAAAGAGAAGAATAAAAGGAAACGTAAGCATCGTAAACAACATCGTGAGAATGTATGGGATGTTGATAATGACTATGAGGAGATGGTTACACCTGCTCAGGTTACAAAGCGTGAACCTAAGACAACCGCTGAAAAAGCTTATCCTGAGCAAATGCCTGAACAGCAGATGCAACAGGATGCTATTGCTAATCAGTTAGCTAAAGACCATCTCGAAGCTCGCCAAACCCCTGAAATCATGCAGGGTGCTCATGGTGATAAGCTTGAATATAGTAAAGATAACCTTTACCCTCATCCTGTGAGTGTAGAGGATATATGGGAAACAGCCAAAGCTATGTTCCCTATTCGCCCCGGTAGATTGGATTTAGCTGATAGTGATAGAACCTTAGGCTACTTTATGCCCCATGGTAAAGGTATTCGTATCCGTGGTTTCCGTGCATGGTCTGTAATCTGCCATGAAATCGGTCATGGTTTGTCTGATAAATTTGGTTGGGGTAAAGATACAGCAGTTCAAAAAGAACTTTATGATGGTGCTACTTCCATATGGCAACATGGTGAGTATGGTAATAGATATGCTCCGGAAAACTATGCTACCTATGTAGAAGAAGGACGTGCTGCATTTATGAATGAATACTGCGTCAACCCTGAGATGGCTAAAAAGCACTTCCCTCTTGCCTATGCTGAATTTGAAAAGGCTATTGCAAGTGATAGATTCTATCAGGCACAAATGAACCTTTTAGGGCAACAGGTGCGCCGATGGGGTTCTCAGTCTGACTTCAGCAAAGCTGCTGGTATGTTCCATTGGGCAGACAAGAAACTTGGTAAAAAGATTGATAAACTTGTTGGCATATGGACAGCTACTAAAAAGCGTTTTGCATGGGAGTATGCCGACCTTGACGAGAGTGTAAGAGCTTATGAAGACAACCAAGGTGTAAAGGTAGCTATGGAGAATGACCCTGCTGTCTTGGCACAGTATGCAAAGCAAGCTGGTAATGATACTGTTGGATGTCTCCTGAATGGTAATAATCTAGGCACTAGAGCTGCCATTAAAATGCTACAGACAAAATTCAATGTTGCTCTTAATAATGTTGTTGCTAGTGACATCTTGAAACCTTTGGATACACAGGGCAAACGTGGTGCTGAACTTCAAAAGTGGCTTAAAGACACAGGCTATGAGGATTTTTATGAAGCCTTTAATACTTATCAAACTGCTAAGCACGAATTAGAAGTTATGGCAACAGGACGTAAGACAACACACACTCTTGAAGAATGTAATAAAATCATTGCTAAAGCAGAAGAACTGCCTGAAATGAAAGTTGCTTCTAACCTTTGGAAACAATGGAATGAGAATGTGTTACGAATTGCTGTTGCCGGACAGATTATTCCTGCAAAGGTTGCTAACACTTTCTTAAAGAAGTACCCTGAATATATCCCTATGTCACGTTCATTTGAGATTGAGGGTACTAGTGACTTCTTTGCATCCCATAAGGCTATGACTGTTGAGGGTTCTGAACGTATTATCAAAGACCCTATGGTACAGGCTATGAAGAATATGCAAAGTATTGTCTTCAAAGTGGAACGTAATCGTGTTGGTCTTGCCCTTGCTGATTTAGCTAAGAGGGACAGCGGTCACTTCCTTATGATGCCTGTAGCAGAAGGCAAGTATAAACATGCTACTCAAATTATTACTGTCTATGAAAAAGGCAAGCCTAAATATTATCAATGTATGATGAAGGGTCTTTATGAAGCCATGACTTCTGAAGATGGTAATATGGGTGCAGCTAAGCTCAGTATTATTGAGAAAATATCAAGAGGTGCTGCAACAGGCTTACGTATTGGTGCTACAGGTACTCCTATGTTCGCTATGTCTAACCTTTGTAAAGATATTCTTGAAGCAACCATTATGAACGCTGATGGACGTAACATCTCCCATATTCCCCTTGTTGCTCCTATGAAAATCTTTTGGCAGGGATTACAGATGCTCAATAGTGACAATGCTTTTGGTAAACTTATCATCCACAACAACAGAGAACGTGCTCTGCTTAGACAATACAAAAGAGAGTTTAGGTCTAATGGTATTACTATGACTACACGCTTAGGTTCTATTCAAGAGATTAATAAGGACTTCAGAAAGATTGTAGACCCTAAAATCAGTAACTCTGCTCTTGATAAAGCCTTATATCCTATTAGGATGTTGTGGCATTGGAATGTAATGTTTGGTGAAGCAGCAGAACAACTGCCACGTATGGCACTCTATCGACGTGCTAAAGGACGTGGTGCTTCTACCATTGAAGCTGCTATGGTTGCTTCTGATAGCACCTTAAACTTTATGAAAAGTGGTACTGCTGTTAAATCAATTAATCGTCATGTTCCTTTTGCCAATGCAGCTATTCAGGGTACTTTAAAAGCAGCAAGAGAGCTTTCTAAAAACCCTCTTAGTGTTGGTCTTGCTATGGCTGAACATGTACTGTTCCCCACCCTGTTATTATGGTATTGGAATAAGGATGAAGATTGGTATAAAGATATGCCAATGGAAATGAAGAATAAAGCGTGGTATGTAAAAATAGGTGACACTATCTATGATTATCCTAAACCACAATTTATCGGGCAACTAGCTGGTTCAATGCCTGAAAGGTTATTAGATGTTATGTCTGAGGGTGAAGATAAGCAGGTTATTGCTGATGCTGTCTATAAGCTCATCAAAGACCTTGCTCCTTCCGGTGCGCCCCCTATCATTGAGAAATTCTATGAATGGCAGACAAACCACTCTATGTATCGTAATCGCCCTTTAGTTGACCAACGTCTTGAAAAGCTTAGTCCTAAGAACCAATACAATCAATATACCTCTATGCCAGCACGTTGGATTGGTCAGGCAACTAACCTCTCACCTATCAAGATAGACAACACAATCTATGGTCTCACAGGCTCTATGGGTTATGCCCTTATGGGTGCGGTCAATATGATGGCTAAAGATGAGGTCACTCCTAGTAGAAAGTGGACTGAATATAGTCGCTTTACATACACTGAGGGTACAGGTACATCACGTAGCAAGGATGTCTTCTTTAATGGTCTTGATAAATTAGAGACTAAATATGCTGATGCTTCTTTTGAAGGTAAAAAAGCTAAGGTTAGCAAAGAACTCAAAGGTATGCGTAAGGCTAAAGCAGATGCTATGAAGGTGTCCAAAGCTATCAGGGAGCTGTATGCAGACAAAAAGATGGATGCAGACACCAAGCGTATTAAGCTGGATGAGCTTAACAAAAAGCAAAATATTATTTTCAGAACTGCCAATAAGAAGTATCTTAATTACAAATATATACAATCACCTGAATAATGTGCTATAATTAATAGCAGAGAGGTGAATATATCTATGCAGGTAATAGGTTTTATTTTTGATATGGCAGAAGGTATAATTTGGCTATGTGGTGCTTTTGGACTGCTTCTAGGTATCCTCTACATGTTATATGATGTACTGATAAAGCAGGTACTTCTTAATAAAGAAGTGCCTATAAAAACTAAAATCATCGAAGCTATCATAGTTCTTCTAATTATTTTAGGGGGTTGTGGTTATTGGAGCTATAATTATAACTAATCCCTAGTGTTTTATCCCCGAGGTGATTCCAATGTACAGCTACTAACTTCATACCTATCCATTGTTGCTTTGCACGGACAATGAAAGGAGTTCTGTCCCATGGAATTAAGTGCTGATATTCAACGTGAAATACAGCAACAGTTTAAAAATAGCTATGCCCAACTTTTAGCGGACATAACTCGCATTTATGAGCAAGGTGCTATGCGTGATGCTCTCACCTGACTGTACAATAAGCAAGCCTTTGAGCGTGACAGTACCACTAATCACTTTGGTTTCGTTGGTATCCTTTTCGCAGACATCAATGGTCTGAAATACACCAATGACCACTTTGGACACAGTGCAGGGGATAAGCTGATAAAGGACTTTGCAGCTAAGCTTAAGGAGACCTTTATCTCCCCTATTTATACCTGCTATCATATCTCGGGTGATGAATTTATAGTAGCTGGGTTTGATATTAAAATCCATGAGTTCCTTGGAAATGTATTGTCTTTCCATAAATCCCTATGGGATAAAGACAACCCTCCCCTAGCTGCTTTAGGCTATTCTGCTGGTGTCTTCTCAGATATTGCGGAAATCACAGCATATGCCGAAAAAGCAATGTATGCAGACAAACAAAAATTTTATGATAATTTTCCTCAGATGAGGAGATAATAAATTGAATTGGTGACCGCTGGCTCTTTTAGAGCTGGTGGTCTTTTTATTTTTTGTAAAGGAGATGATTAATATAGCTATTAAATTGGCTGCATCTATTACTTACACAGCAGATGGTTCCCAAACAAATTTCTCTGTTCCCTTTGATTATTTGCGTCCATCCTTTGTCCATGTGGCTGTTAATGATGCAGAGGTTTCCGAGGGATTCACTATAAGTAATCGTATGGTTATGTTTGATTCTGCGCCAGCTAAAGATGCTGTGGTGCGTATCTATCGTAATACCCCTACCACTCGCTTGGTGTCTTGGGCAGATGCAAGTATCCTGAAGGCTATAGATATGACTATTGCAGAAGTGCAGCAGTTGCATATTTTAGAGGAAGCGAGTGATTGGTCTAAGACTAATTCTATTGTACTTGATGAGGAAAGCGGTGTATGGCAAGGACGTAAATGCCGTGTGTCAAATGTTGCTGACCCTACAGAAGCACAGGATGTTGTAACCAAGAATTACTTAGAGAACACCGAGGATTCCTTTGTTCAGCGCATGAACACTATCAAGACACAGACTGAACAATTTGCTAACACAGCAGGTAATAACAAAGATAGTGCTTATAAGAGCGCACAGTCTGCTAGTGCGTTTGCTGCAAGTGCTGCTGAAAGCGCAAAGTTAGCCGAAGGCTACAAGAACATAGCTGAAACTGCTAAGAGTGATGCGTCCCTTTATGCTGCCAACGCTAAGACCTCTGCTGATAATGCAGGTGCTAGTAAAGAAGCAGCTCAATCTGCTGCTACTACTGCTAGTAACTTTGCGTCTGATGCAAGAAACAGTGCGAATGAAGCACAGACCTACATGAACAACGCAGAGTTATACATGAACAATGCTAAGAATTATAGTGAAAATGTGAATGTATTTATTCCTAGTGTATCTTCTGCTGGTGTATTGAGCTGGACGAATAGAGCTGGCTTGCCTAATCCTGCTAGTGTTAACATTAAAGGTGATAAAGGTGACACTGGCGCACAAGGCTTAAAAGGTGATAAGGGTGACAAAGGCGATACCGGTGCGCAAGGCTTACAAGGTATTGCTGGCACTGCTGCTACTATCACGATTGGTAGCGTGACCACAGGCGAACCCGGTACTAACGCAAGTGTTACCAATAGTGGTACTTCTACTAACGCTATCTTGAACTTTACGATTCCAAGAGGTAATCCGGGTGCTGATGGTGGCGTTACTGTTGATGCTGAACTGTCTGATACATCTATGAACCCTGTGCAGAATAAAGTTGTAAAAACTGCTATTGATACTGTTACTGCTAGTATCCCTACTAAAGTATCTACTTTAGAAAATGATGCTGGTTATCTAACGCAACATCAATCCCTTGATGGGTACGCCAAAACGTCTGTGGCTAACACATGGACAGCGCAACAAACTTTCGAGAAAGCCGTTTGTAGAGAAGTGCTTATTGCGAAAGAAGTTTATGGTGTTAGTTATACAGGTGGTGATGCAATAACTCTTGCTACGAATGTTGTACATCATGTCGCAAATAGCGAAGTTACATTAGATATGGCACAAGCTATTACTGATTTTTTGTCAGTTAATACTACATCCACGGTGTTTAGTATCTACATTACACCTATTGATGACAGTGCCTCTTACCCTCTGATTATTACTAATGCAGGAACACTTAAATATGTTGGTAGTGCAAGTGACTTCGCTATTACAGGTACAGGTCTGCTGTTGAACATTTTGATGCTGAAAGATAGCAGAGGTAATGTTACGAGTATTGCGCAAGCATCTAAGTTATCGTGAGGTAAGCAATATGGGACTTAATAGAATGATGATGAAAAATGGTGAAGTAAAGGTTGTAGATGGTTACAAGAGTTGGGATTGGTCTGAATTAGATAATAAAACAATTTCTTTTACTGTTCCACCGGGGATTAAGAGAATCGAAGTAACATCGGTTGTTGATAATCTTGAAGGCAACCCTGATGAAGATATCTATGCTAGTATAAAGAATACATCAACCAATAAAGTTTGGGGTGATGGTTGGTTTGCTACTCGCTCTGATGGTTCAGTCATAGATTTCAAAGATATTGATTCTATTGTAGGTGTAACACCTAATAAAACTTATAGATTGCTGTTTAATTGCCTTTATACAAGGGGTGTAACTTTTTCGTGGGGGCAAGCAATAAATGACATGACACCCACAGTCGAAGATTATTAAGCAAGGAGGAACAAAATGCAAACAAAATATAAATACAAAGACAAAACATATACTCACATCTACCCTTTGTCAGAAGCCTTAGGGCAGGAAGGTATCTTTATTCCTCTCTCCATCTCCGAAGAAACACTTTGCAAGTTGGGTGTCGAAGTGACACATGAGGAAGAACCGATTGAGTATTTTAAAAATCGCAGAATCGAAATTTTAAAGATGCAACGTGACAAAGCAGAAGTAGAACCGATTGAATACCAAGGCTACTCTTTTGATTATGATGATAAGGCTAGAGAGCGTATAAATGCTGCCATAATCGCTCTTGAAGTTGCAGGTGTTTCCGCTGCTCTCATATGGACTACGGCAGACAATCAAGATGTGAAAGTAACTGCATCTGACCTGCGTGCTATCATTGCACAGGTGGCATTGAGAAGCGACAAGCTCCACACAGCTTATAGAAAAGCTAAAGAAAAAGTGGAAACCGCTACAACCAAAGAAGAAGTTGAAGATATCAATTTATTTTAATTAAGTAAAAGACAGGGTTGTTGTCTCCCCTTAGGGGTTTGGGTGGGCAGAAAGGAGTTATCATGGAAAAGAATCGTAAAAAGGCTCGTGCTTGGCTTAAGTCCTCTACTCTCACTGAGTACAAGGCTGTTACTACCGAAGCCAAGCTCACACCAAGACAACAAGACATACTCGACAAAATCATCATTAGTGACTACTCCCAACAAAAGCTTGCTATGGAGTACCACGAGGATGTGTCTTGTATCAAACGTGCCTTAAGACAAATATATGACAAAGTATATCTTGTCATTTTCAAGTAACTTTATAGTCATTTAGTTACAACTTTCAATTCCTAAATTCATGTTATCATAATAGCAGGAGGTGACTAGTCACTATGCAATATAACATGCACCAAAACAAACTTATGCAAATGATGATGATGCAAGCCTTGAAACAGGTTTCCCCTGAACTGTTAGCAATGGTTGAGGAGGAAGCTCGTAAGCGTGGCATGTCTGACGAAGACATCAATGCAGGCAAAGCATACATCAACCAAGTTCAAAAAGGAGTTGAAAAGTAATGGAAATGGCTAATGCTGGCGTAGGTCTCGGTGATGCCCTGATGCTCGCCAAACAAGGTTCTAATGGTAATGAGATGTGGAATAACCCCTTTGTTTACCTTATCCTCTTAGCTGCCTTTGGTGGTGGCTTTGGTGGTTTCGGTGGTTGGGGTGGTAATGGTTCTGCTTTCCAAGGTGCTGTAACTCGTGCAGAGCTGTCTGAAGGCTTAGACAACCAAGACATCAAAGCTAGTCTGCGTGGTATCCAAAGTGGTATGTGCGACGGCTTCTACACTGTTGGCATGAATGAAAAAGAAACCGGATACAAAGTAGCTAGTGTTGGTGAAAGTATCAATCGTAACATTGATGCCCTGCGCTTTGAGGGTGCTGCAAACACCTGTAAAGTTACCACTGCTATCCATGAGGAAGGCGAGAAAACTCGTGCTCTGATTACCTGCAACACTATGCAAGCTCTGCGTGATAAGTTGGCAGACAAAGATAGAGAACTGCTCTATCTGAAACTTAAGTTACCTGCTACCACTACTGCTACTGCATAATGTTACCGAGGGTTGGCTAGAAGCTGACCCTCTTTTATTTTATTATGGAGGATATTATGGACAATGAAATTGTAAAGACAACCCCTCCTATTGGTGTCTCCACCCTATCCCTCATGGGTATCCCCCTGTCCGATTGGGTGTATATCGTCACCATTATGTATGTCTTGATTCAGATTTGGGTCTTGCTGTATAAGACCTTTTTTAAAAAGGAGGAATGTAATAAGTGAAATTATCTGAACACTTTGATTCTAGTGAATTTGCCTGTAAATGTGGCTGTGGTGGTCTCCACAATGGTGCTGACATCAACCCACGGCTTGTACAGGTATTAGAGCGTATGCGTGCTATCATCGGTAAGCCTTTAGTGCTGTCCTGTGGTTATCGTTGTCCTGCCCACAATGCTGAGGTAGGTGGTGTGTCTAACAGCCAGCATATCTATGGTACTGCTGCGGATGTGCAGTGCCCCGATGGTGTTATGTTGCAGTCTTTGTATGATGCTGCGGTAACTGCTGGTGCTGATGGTATTGGTATTTATAGCTGGGGTGTCCATGTGGATGTCCGTGGCTATCCTGCACGCTGGTAAGATTTACGAGGGAGCTTAGTCTCCCTCTTTTTATTTTTAAAGGAGGTCTGTATCAATTTGAAAATTAAAAAACGTGATGGGTCTCTTGTAGACTTTAATAAAGACAAAATCATTAATGCTATCTCTAAGGCTGGCTTTGTAGCTTCAAAGACAAAAAATGCTATTGCTGATGTTGTTGAAAAGATGGCAAAAAAAGAAACACTAACTGTGGAGAAAATTCAAGATATTGTAGAAACTGAGCTTATGCTGAACTATTATCCTGAGGTAGCTAGAGAGTATGTGCGTTACCGCTATAAACGTGAGCTTATTCGTAATACCAAAGGTGCTTTGAGTGAAGTGCTTGATATTGTCAACCTCAGCAACCAAGATGTGAATGAGGAAAACTCTAATAAGAACCCTGTTATTTTGTCTACCCAACGTGACTATATGGCAGGTATGGTCTCTAAAGAACTTTCTGAAAAGCTGTTGTTCCCTCCGGATGTAATGAAGGCACATAAAGAAGGTATCATCCATGTACATGATATGGACTATGCTATCCAAAAGATGTACAACTGCGCTCTGTTAGACATGGAAGATATGCTTCAAAATGGCACTGTAATCAATGGCACGATGATTGAAAAGCCACATAGCTTTGCTACTGCTTGTAATATTGCTACTCAAATTATGGCTCAGGTAGCTTCTAATCAATATGGTGGTCAGAGTGTATCGGTAGCACATTTATCTCCATTTGTCAATACTTCAAGACAAAAAATTAAAGAAGAAGTTAAGCAGGAGCTAGAAGATATTCAGGCTGAGTATTGTGAGACAGACCTAGACTATATCACAGAAAAGCGACTGAAAGCTGAAATCACTAAGGGTGTACAGACAATGCAATATCAGATTAATACCCTTATGACATCCAATGGTCAGACACCTTTTGTTACCTTATTCCTATACCTCAATGAAGCTAAGAATGAGCAGGAAAAGAAAGACCTCGCTATGGTTATTGAGGAAATCATTCGCCAACGCTATCAGGGTGTCAAGAATGAAAAGGGTGCATGGATTGCTGCTGCCTTTCCTAAGCTGATTTATGTCTTAGAGGAAGACAACATCCGTAAGGGTACTCCCTATTATTACCTTACAGAGATGTGTGCTAAATGCACTGCTAAGCGTATGCAGCCTGACTATTTGTCTGAGAAGATTATGCTTAAGAATAAGAAGACCGAAGATGGTGTGGGGCATTGCTACCCTCCTATGGGATGCAGAAGCTTCTTGACACCCTATCTTGACGAAAATGGTAAAGCTAAATTCTATGGTCGCTTCAACCAAGGTGTTGTCTCCATCAACCTTGTTGATGTTGCGCTGTCTGCTGATAAAGACATAAATAAATTTTGGTCTATCCTTGATGAGCGTCTAGAGTTGTGCCACAGAGCCTTGCGTGTAAGACACCAAAATCTTAAAGGTACAATCTCCAATGTCTCCCCTATCCATTGGCAGTATGGTGCTATTGCTCGCCTGCAGAAGGGTGAGAAGATTGACAAGCTGTTGGAGAACGGCTACTCCACTATCTCCCTTGGTTATGCAGGTCTCTATGAGTGTTGTATGGCAATGTTCGGTAAATCCCATACTGACCCTGCTGTGAAACCTTTTGCTCTCTCTGTCATGCAACACCTTAATGATAAGTGTGCTGAATGGAAAGCTAAGGAGCACTTAGGCTATAGTGTCTATGGTACTCCTATGGAGACCACCACATACAAATTTGCTAAGTGTCTCCGTAATCGCTTTGGGGTAATTAAGGAAGTCACTGACCATGACTATATCACTAATAGTTATCATGTGAATGTCCGTGAACCTATTGACCCCTTCACCAAACTGCAATTTGAATCTGAGTTCCAACTACTTAGTCCGGGTGGTGCTATCAGTTACATTGAGTGTGCTGATATGACCAAAAACATTGATGCAGTTATGGCTGTTATTCAATTTATCTATGACAACATTATGTATGCAGAGCTGAACACCAAGAGTGACTATTGTCAGGTCTGTGGTTATGATGGTGAGATTAAGATTGTCACAGATAATGGCAGATTGGAATGGGAATGTCCGAATTGTGGTAATAGAGACAAAACCAAAATGAATGTGACACGTAGAACCTGTGGTTATTTGGGCAGTCAATTTTGGAATCAGGGGCGTACTGAGGAGATTAGAGACCGCTTTATCCATTTAGGAGGTGACTTCCATGGCTAAAAAGGTGTATATCACTGATATTAAAAACCCTTCACTCACTCGTGCTATCCGTTTAAAGTGCATGGACTGTGCAGGTACTTCTGATAACATCCGGGATTGTCATATCTGCAAGTGTCCTCTGTGGGCTTTCCGCTTTGGTAAAGGGACTGCTGCTGCTATTCGTACTCTATCTAAGACATATGATGTTTGTCTTGTTGATATAGCTAAAACAGATTACATTGAAGAATTAAAAGGTAAGAGGTTAAAACGTCCTCAGTAACGCCTGAGAGGCTATCTGAACATTTTAATTTTCTTGCCTATGTGATTATACCTATGGGAGTGTTGCATTGCTCAAATGGCACTCCCAGCCCCTCTCAATCATGTGAGAATTGATTTATGAATATAAAGGAGTGATAAACTATGCAGATAGATGAGAAACTACTTGATAAGCTTGCTATAGGTGAAGTCAATGCCCTTTTAGAAGGACTTGATGACCCTGAACTGCGCCGTAACCCTGCTTTTCTTGCTAAGGTGCGTGAGTTCTTGAAGCAGAACAAATTACAGACTACCCCCGAAACCCAAGGGGTACAAAAGATTCAAAGGGCTGTAGAAGAAATTCCTACCTTTGATTTTGATGGGCAGGTGAGCTGATGTCTGAATGGACAGATGAACAAGTTGCCAAAGCCAAGGAGGACTTCAGGGTCTTCCTCTTTATCTTATGGAAGATGATTGGTCTTCCACCCCCTACCCCTATCCAATATGCAATGGCACATTACTTGCAGTATCCCCCTAGTGACCGCATTATTCTTGAAGCGTTCCGTGGTGCTGCAAAGAGCTTTATTACCTGTGCCTTTGCCGGATGGAGCTTATGGAATAACCCTCAGATTAAAGTAGAGATTGTGTCTGCTTCAAAGGAACGTGCAGATGCCAACGCTGTCTTTATTAAGCGTATCCTTAATGTCTTGCCCTTTTTAGAGCATTTAAGACCTGATACAACCAAAGGTAACAGAGACACAATGAACTTGTTTGATGTTGCCCCAGCTGTCCCTGACATCTCCCCTTCTGTAAAGTCTGTTGGTATCTATGGTCAGATTACAGGCTCTCGTGCTGACCTGCTGATTGCTGATGATATTGAGATTCCCTCAAACTCTGCAACGCAGGTACAGAGAGATAAGCTGAGTGAAGCAGTTAAGGAATTTGATTCCATCCTTAAACCTAATGGTCAGATAGTCTACTTAGGTACACCACAATGCGAGATGTCTCTTTATAATGAATTGCAAAATCGTGGCTACTCCTGCACCATTATCCCTGTTATTTACCCTGAGGATAAAAAGGCTCGTGATAATTATGGCAGCAGGTTGCATACCTTCATTGCTGATGCTCTTGATAAAGACCCTACATTAGCAGGTAAACCTACTGACCCTTTACGCTTCAATGATGAAGAGATTTTCAAACGTAGGCTGTCCTATGGTAAAGCTGGCTTTGCCTTGCAGTTTCTGCTTGACACAAACCTCTCTGATGCTGAAAAGTATCCACTCAAAGTAGCTGACTTTATTGTGGCTGACCTTGATATGGATGAAGCATCTATGAAGTGGGCATGGGCAAGTGGGTATGAACAACGCCTAAAGGATGTACCCTGTACTGCCCTTAAAGGTGACTTCTTCTATGCTCCTTTTGACAGGTCTAAAGAGACTGCTAAATATACAGGTACTGTAATGGCTATTGACCCCTCAGGACGTGGTGCGGATGAGCTTGCCTATGCTGTTATCAAAATCCTCAATGGTTACCTGTTCCTCATGGAAGTTGGTGGCTATCGTGATGGCTATGGTGATGATACCCTCAATATCTTAGCTAATAAGTGTAAGTTTTGGGGTGTGAATGATGTTGTCTCTGAAGCCAACTTTGGTGATGGTATGTGGGGGCAGCTCTTTAAGCCTGTGCTGAATAAAGTACACCCTTGCACCTACACAGAAGTCAAGAACAACAAGCAGAAAGAAGCTCGTATCATTGATACCCTTGAACCTGTTATGATGCGCCATAAGCTCATCGTAAATACCTCTGTTATCTATGATGATTATAAGGTGTATGAGAATGACCAAAAGTATTCTTTAATCTATCAGCTCACAAGGCTCACTAGAGATAAAGGTGCACTTGCCCATGATGATAGGCTTGATGCTGTAACCATGGCTGTTGCCTTTTGGTTAGAAAGCTTAGACAGGGATGCTCAACAGGGCATTGATGAACTTGAAGAAGAACAGCTTATGAAATGGTGGGATTCTGACTTTGGTGTCTTACACAAAGAATATAATCCTGAGCTTGTTCCGGAACGCTATAGAAAAAGACAACCACAATTTGGAGGTGCTACTGTGGTTGATAACTTTTATAGTTAATGGGTCATATAAACCTGTGAAACTAATAGGTCACATACTCGATAAGAGTAGGAAAGGGACATTATATTATACCTATAGATAACTATAGATACCTTATAGTTACTATAGATACCATATGACCTTATATGATTCCATATGTAACCCTTAGATACCCTTGGTACTATAGAGACTATAGATACCTAAGGGTAATTGTTATTATTACTAATAAACCTAATTAATAGATACTTATAGATACCCTAAGGTTTCCTATACCTCCTAAGGATTCCTTAGGGTATTTTTTATTATTACCCTAAATAACCTTCTTAAAGGAGACTATATACCATGAAAGAAACCTTAATGAAACTAAAGACCTTCTTCCTCTATGGTCTTTTAATATCCATCCCCCTGTTTGTCTTCTTGTGGTTCGTGGATACGCTATCCTCATCGTTCAATCCCGAATATAGACCCCTCCTTGGCTTCTTGCAGATTGCAAACAGTCTGCTGCAAACCATTATAGGTATGTAACGCTATGTTTACCACGAGAACTAAGAATATAATCGCTCTTTTACTGAGCTTTGCTATTGGAGCTGGTTGCTGCTACTTATATCTAAGAGGAGACAACAAAGCTTCAGAACCCCCTGTGTCCAGCTCAGATTCCAAGGGTGGACTTTTGTCTACCACAGGAATCCATGCTGAGACCAAAGACAACCCCAAAGAAGAGGACTTGGTGTTGTCTAACAAATACGTCGCTGTTATTAATGGCGAGAAAGTGAGTGTGCCGATTGTTAAAAGAACTGCTGGTACTATTAATCAACCTGATAGCACTAGTGGCTCTGCTAATGATGCATCACCGGGAGTAAAGGCTACTGTAGAACAGACTGTAGACCTCACTCCTGTGTTGTCTAAACTGCGCCCCTCTTGGGAGCTGGGTGCTGGTGTGTCTTATGTAAATGAACGTGCATATGTTCCTATCTCTATCCAAAGGAACTATCAGGCTGATAAAGCACTAGAGCTTACTGTACTTGTAGATACAGATGGTAAAGCTAAGGGTGCTATGGTACAACACAAATGGCTGATAAAGTAAATCTTATAACTGCCCAAGAAGCAGCTAAGATTCTAAGACAAAATAAACCCGACAAGATTTACCTGCTCGTGAGGTCTAAATGCTTGTCGGGTTTCAAATGTGGCAAAAGGTGGCTTATAGATGAGGATAGTGTCTATAAGTACATCAATAGGTGTCTTCTGAATCAATAGTGACCAAAATAGTGACCATAATTTGAAGAATGGCTTAACCATAAGCTTTATAGGCTCTAATAAAAATATTTTAACACACTTCGGCGTTTTATCCAATATGGATAGCGATAAA